CATTCCTGGAGGCTGATCCACTGGTCGCGCTCTTCCAGCGTGCCACTGCGGATGCTGCTGAAATTGACGCCTTCGAGGTCGTTGGCTAGCGCGTGGTAGGCAACGCCTAGGCCGGAGGCAATGCCGCGCAGGCAAGCCTTGACGAAATCGGCGTACATGGCGCTCGGGTAGTCCGGGTCGAACGGCTTGAAATCGACACCGGCCGGCAGCACGCCGAAGCTGCCAGCGTCGGCTTCCAGGTAGGGCACGCCCTGGGCATCTTCACCGTCCATTGGCGGCTGGCCGTCCGGGCTGGTGAAAAAGCCCATCTTGGCGGCGCCAACACGGCACGCGATGACCGCGGCTTCTTCGTAGCCGCCGAGGTTGTTGAGCCGCGTCATGGCGGCGTGCATCCACGGCAGGCCGCGCAGTTGCTCGGGCCTGTCGGCCTGGTAGATGTGCAGGATTTCTCCGGCCGGGACGCGCTGGTGCGCGGCCTGCACGGCGCCGGCGGCAATCCCGTAGGTATCGCCAGGGTGGTATCCGCGCAGCCAGTAGGCAACGGATTTGCCGAAGGCGTCGACCTCGACGCCCATGCGAATTTCGTTCTTGTTGCCTTCGGCCGGCTGGATCAGCCGGGTGTCCAGGCGGTCGATGTCGATGACCTGCAGCGCGTAGCCGAAAGCGTTGCCGGCGCTCTTGCCTCGCACGCGGCGGACCAGGCATTCGCCGTCGCGGGCGACGGCCTTGGCGATGAGTATCTGCAGGTCGCGGAAGGACAGGCGGCCGGTCACGTCGCAGGTGCCGCGCTTGCACCAGCGCGCCCATGCCTGTTCGATCGCGTCGTTGGCTCCTGAATCAGGCACGCCGGGCTTGTCATAGACGCGCGCCTGCAGCGTGAAGCCAGTGCCGCCGACGACATTGGCGGCGACCATGCCGACGAAGCGCTTGGCGTAGTCGTTGTTGTTGCAGAGGTCGCGCGAGCGGGCGCGCAGGGTGTCGAGCGCGCGGAATAGGTCGGCGTTGGCAGATGCGTTGGTGCTGCCCCAGCCGCCGGTCAGGCGGTCGAAGCGCGCGGCGGCGAAGTCACGGCGACCGCGGCGCGGCGCATAGCCGAGGCGGGATGCGATGGTGTCGAGCCATTTGGCCATGCAGTGTCCTTAGTTGCCGGTGAAACGGACGTACAGCTTGTTCTTGCCGGGCAGGCCGGAGGCCAGGCGCGCGGCATCGTCCTCGCGGGCGACTTCGGCGCGGTAGCGGTCGAGCAGCATCAGCAGGTCTTTCACCGAGATGTATTTCATGCGCCGTCCGGCGATTTCGTACTCGGCGACGGCCGGGTCGCGGCCTTCGATCCACGCTTGCAGCGCGGCCAGCGTCTTGCGCGCGTGGCTGCGGTCATCGAGCGCCGCCGTGGCGGTGCCGCTGCGATAATCCGGTTCGACCTCGAGCGTTCCTTCGTCGACGGTGTATTTCTCGGCACCGGATTCGACCCAGGCGATCCACTGGTAGGAACCGGCGGCATAGGCGCCCGTGGTGGCAGCGGCGACGGTGACGGCGTGGTCGGTGCCGTCAGCCGTGGCGGTGATCTCGAAGCCGCCGGCGGCGTTCTTGAAGCGGTACTTCAGCGTCCACGTGCCGGCCGGGTAATCACCCAGCGTGCGCGTCCATTTCCATGTATCGCCGGCACGCAGGCGCGCGGGTTCGTCAGAGGGGATCGTGGCAGCCATAGCGAGCATGGTCGCCGCGCGCGGCTGTAATGTTCAGGGGGAAGATTACAGCATTTGCTTACGGCGGACAGGCTGCATAGCTTCCGTCGGTTATGTCAGTCGTTCATAGCCTTTTTCTTTGCGCGGACAATGATCTTCGTCACAAGGATTATTGGAAGAAGCTCAAGCGCTGCGTCGTAAAAGTCTCGAAGATCGCAAGCTGGCTCCAGCGTGTCTACTTCCATCTGCGCATGATGTTTCTGACATGCAATTCTTCGATCGTTGTGGCAGCACCTACCAAACAGTCTGCAAATTATGTTCATTTCATTTCCAATGCTAAAACTCTCATTTCTTCCCGCTCACAATCTTGAAAATCATCGACTGGCTCAAGCCGAACTTCGACGAAAGCGCCTTGACGTTGTGTCCGGTGTATTGCAGCCGGATCGCTTCGTCTCGGTCGCGGCGGGCACTGACGGGCTTTTTCGAGACGTAGAGGCGCAGGGTTTCGCCGGCGTAGTCGCGGCGCAGGATCTTCTCGATGGTGGCCGGCAGGCGCTGGCGGACGACTTCGGCGACGGCCTGGTCGACGTGCGGGCCGAGTTCGGCGGCGCAGGCGGTGGCGAGGTTGCGGATCATGTATTCGGACATTGCGGCTCCTACCAGCGTTTGACGGAAAACCCGCCGGCCGGCTTGATGCGGCGCGGCGGCGGGGCGGATTCGGTTTTCGGTGCTTTTTCGGCGTCGACCGCAACAGGCGCATCCTTGATGGTCACGCCAGACAGCCGCAACGCCACCAGCGCAAGGATCAGGCAGTCGAGCGCCTCGTTGCGGGCGCGGGTCTGCACCCATTCCTGGATCGGGCGGTGGCCCTTGAAGCGGGTGACCAGCTTTTCGGCGGCGAGCTGGGCGAAGTATTCGTCGTCGAAGGCGGGTTCCTGCGGGAAGTGCAGGTAGCCTGGGCCGGGTTCCATTTGCTTGAGGCGCGCGTATAGCATGCCCTTGCCGCCGTCGACGCCAATCGGCTCGACCGGCACGCCGCGCTTGCGCTTGACGCGCAGGCGTTGGCGGCGCTTCTTTTCGTCTTCGACCAGCGGGCGGCCCATGCCGGTGACGCCCTTGGTGGCGAAGCACCAGCGGCGGCGGGCGACGAAGGCATAGACCTGGCTGGCGTTGTAGCCGGAGTCGATGGCGCACACCTTGACCTCGTAGTCGGCCAGCGTTTCGGCGAGTTCTTCCCAGACCTGCGGCTGCGCGGTGTCGCCGGGCAGGATGACGTGGTCGCGCACCCAGCCTTCCTCGCCTTTGCCCCAATCGACCACGGTCAGCTCGAGGCGGTCTTTTTGCACGTCGACGCCACCGGTGCGCAGGCCGACCGGCAGCGCTTCCGGGTAGATTTCCAGCCGCGAGATGAGGCTGACGTTCTCGATGCTGTCGCCTTCTTCCTTGAACACTTCGCCGAGGTAGGTGTTAAAAAACGCTTTCAGCTCGGACGAATCGCCCTGGGCGTCGATCCACTTCTGCGCCACCTTGACCCACGACAGGCCAAGGCCGACCGGCGCATACAGCGCATTGATGTGATAGCCGCGGTGGTGGCGGATGTGCGGTCGGGCGGCGATCCAGCGGCCGCGGGCGAGCATCTCGGTCTTGCTGGCTTCTTCGATGATGGCGGCGCATTCGCGGCAGACATACCAGGCGGCGCTGACCTGCTCCGGGCCTTCCTGCCCTTCTGCCTTTGGCGCGCGGCGGAACTTGAGGCCGTAGGGCGCATCCTTGCCGCCGAACTCGAGCGGCTGGTATTCGCCGCAATGCGGGCACGGCACATGAAACCGCCGCATGTCGCTGCGGTTGTATTGCTGGCTGATGCGCGAGGCGCCTTCCTTGGTCGGCGTGCTGACCAGGTAGGTCTTGGCGCGGGTGTAGGTGCGCTGCCGGTTCTCGATCAGCGTCATCGGGTCGCCTTCGCCGCCGACATCCCAGGGGAAGGCATCGACCTCGTCGCAGATGACGTAGGGCAGGTGGTCGGAGCGCAGTGAATCGGGCGAATTGGCGCCGGCCTTGATGATGCGCGAGCGGGCGCCGTATTCGAGCAGGTCGCCGCGGTTGGCGCGGTCGCGTTTGGCGGTGCTGACGAGCCCGGCCAGCGCCGGCGATTCGTCGATCATCTTGGCCAGGCGCGGATTGAACGAACGGTCGCGCAGCTCGAGCGTCGGCATCACGCACAGTAGGTCCTTGTTGCCGAGGTGGTGCATCAGGTAGCCGATCCAGTTGAACATGGCCTCGGTGCCGCCGACGCCGGACGACTTCATGAAGGTGACCTGCCGCACGCTGGAATGCTCGGACAGCGCATCCATGATCTCGACCAGGTAGGGCGTCAGCGCGTTGTGCCACGGCCCCGGCGCGTTGGTGCCCGAGCGCAGCTCGCGGTGGCGCTCGGCCCACTGCGAGACGGTAATGAGGTCGCGCGGCTTGACGCCGCGGCGGAAGCGGTCGCCTACCTCGGGCAGCATCGGCGTGGCCGCCGCCGCCTTCTCGCCCAGCGCGGTGGCCCATTGGTGCGCGGCCTCACTCAGCAGGTAATGCACCCGCGTTTCGTCGCGCTCGCCGGCGATGGCCGACACGAAATCCGACCCCGCCGCCGCCAGCGCGTCGAGCAGCAGCCGATAAATGGCACGCCCCGCATAGACAGCGTCCGCCTTTGTTACCGTGTCAGCATTTGCTAGATCGAACTCGGCCTTAGCATTGGCAGCCTTGAGCCGCTCGCGCTCCGCTTGAAGGTCGGCAAGGGAAGCCATTTAGCCGGGAAACTCCGCGCCGGTGGATTCAAGCGTGGCACGCTTGCCAGTGAAGGCTTGCCAGCGGCGAATTGCTACGTCACAATAATCCGGCGACAACTCCATTGCATAACAACGCTTTCCCGTCTGCTCTGCTGCAATAATTCCGGTTCCGCTGCCGCCGAATGGCTCATAAAAAAGCTCGCCTATTTTGAAACTCAATCTACTGATAAACCATACCCATAACGCTACCGGCTTTGGGCACGGGTGATCAATATCGGCAGCATTTGCTGGCGTGTTCATATTAACCGCGTCCGGCCTTCTTCCTTGACCAGTGGCCAATGCAGGATCGCGCCCATAACATAGAAAAGGCTGCCAACAGCTAAACCCAAAGTGAGAACTTGCTTGACCTGCACCATAAAACCAGCACATAACCCACTCTGGTTCTGGGTATAACCACTGCCTTGTCACACCACACGAGAAAACTACTGTTGGCGCGATTTCTCTGGCAATCGGTAGCCACTGGCTTGCCATACTTGCCACGTTTTCTTTTGTGTCTTTGAATTTATCGTAGTCATTTTTGGCTGTGTCGTGCCCATCCAGACCATAGGGCGGGTCAGTCAAGCATACATTTGCCTTTTCACCAGCCATTAGCCGCATTACTTGATCGCGCTCCGTGCTTGAACCGCACATTAAACGATGTTTTCCTAGATGCCACACGTCGCCAGCCCGTGTTATCGGTGGCGGCTTTACTGGCGGCACCGCATCAGGGTCTATTTTTCCTACTGGCGGCTCAAATAAAAGATCGTCAATTTCATCCAAATCGAACCCGGTAAGACCAACGTCATAGCCTTCATCCATCAGGTCGCGCATTTCCAGCGCCAGCATGGCGTCGTCCCACCCGGCATTCAGTGCCAGCCGGTTGTCGGCGATGACGTAGGCGCGCCGCTGCGCGTCGGTCAGGTGGCCGAGCCGGATGCACGGCACTTCGGCCAGCCCGAGCTGCCGCGCGCCCATGACGCGGCCGTGGCCGGCGATGATGCCGCCATCGGCGTCGATCAGCACCGGGTTGGTAAAGCCGAATTCCTTGATGCTGGCGGCGATCTGCGCCACCTGCGCGTCGGAGTGCGTGCGGCTGTTGCGCGCGTAGGGAATGAGCCGGTCGATGGCGAGGGTTTCGATCTGCATTTA